TGCTGCTGGTGCTGATGGTGCAGATGGAGCAACGGGACCCCAAGGGCCTTCTGGCACAAATATTGAATTTGATGTAGTACCTAATGGTCCTACAGCTTTTAATTTTAATGGTTCGGGCTTTTCTGCAGCTACAGCTAATCCAACTCTTTATCTACAAAGAGGACAGACATATAATTTTGACTTTGGAACAACTAGTGTCACTATGGGCTGGAACAATCAAAGTTCAAATTATATAACTAGTGGAGACGCCATAGACAGCTACACAATGCCTACAGCTTCTCATACAGATTCTCAGTATGAAGGTGGAAGTAATAATGTTACGGCATTTACTGCGTCTAATGGAACTGTTAGTGATTCTGTAAAACTTCTTTCAAATACAAATTTCCTGCTAGCAAATAACTATTATAGAAAATCTTGGTCTTACTCTGATTCATTCAGTGTATTATCTGGACAAATTTTAGACTACAATGTATTTTCATATCATGAAAATACTGCATCTAAAGATGCACGTTACCAAGTCTGGTTTTTAGATACTGCTTCAGGCACTTATTATCAAGGGTGGTCTATTGGAGGTGCTGGAAACTCAGAAGGTGTATCTTTTGGTAGTAATACAGCAGGAACAAACTTTACATACCAATTTACAACAACTTCTACATATAGAATGATTGTAGTTCTAGGTGTAAGAGAAATCTCTGCACAAGATGTTCCTTCTGGAAGTGGTAATTATCAACCTGTGGAAGCTTGGGTTCAATTTCAAGATTTTGCATTTAACAATGGACACCCTTTCTGGATTCAAACTAGCAGTGGAGCATACAACTCGTCCAATGTACTAGGAGCATCAGACGGTGTTACAAATAATGGAGCTACTCGTGGTACTTTAATTTACGAAGTGCCAATGAACGCACCTAGTACGCTCTACTATGTCTGTCAAAATCATTCAGCAATGGCAGGCACAATCTATACAACTGATGCGGTGGGAGCTACTTCATCTAGTATTACAGATGGCACGAAAACTTTAGATTTTGACTCTAGTAATAATTTGCAAGCAAATACTCATTTATTACCTGATACAAATGCAACTTATGATTTAGGAAGTTCAACTAAAAAATGGAGAGATCTCTACTTAGATAGTTCTTCTTTACACTTAGGAAGCACTGAAATCTCTATAAATTCTTCATCTGAGTTAGTTCTTCCTGCAATTCAAATGACAGGTCATATGATTCCTGATACTAATGCAGCGTATGATTTAGGTAATGCTGAATATAAAATCCGTCATCTGTTTCTTTCTGATAACACTATTTATTCTGATAGTGGAACAATGAAAGTAGCACAACACCAGTCAGGAGGTACTCCTCAAACACCTACAAAACTTATGACTTTTGCACAAATAAAACAAATTGCCGCAGCATCCCCGGATTATGCAGCATTCCAAGCAGCTATTGCAGCTCTTGACGATAGTTAAGGAGACTTAAATGGCCGCAGATTTTCCTAGTAGTCCTAATAATGGAGATACTTATACATATAATAACATAACTTATGTGTTTGATGCCACATTGGGTGTGTGGACTGTGGACAGTACTCCAGGCGCTTCTGGACATGGCACGAAGTTTGTTTTAAAAATTCCTGCAAACACTATATCAGGGGGTGTACCTTTTAGTGATGCATTTTATACTTTTGATCGAGGACTCAATAGAGATGTACAATTTTCTCTGTTAACAGCACGTTTTGGAGACGGGTACGAACAAAGAGCACTTGATGGAACAAATACAAAAAAAGACGTATTTAATATAGCATTTGCAAATAGAAAGTCAGAAGATATTGATATAATTGCAAAGTTTTTTGATTTGAAACAAGGTAAAAACTTTGATATACTTATACCTGAATATGGTGGAACACAAACTTTAAAGGCAGTCTGTGAGCAATACAAAATAGCGTATACTTATTCAACATTTCACACTTTAACAGCAGCCCTCAGACGAGTTTATGAGCCATGAGCACTTTTGATTATTACTTTGACCAATTTTTAACTGCTAGTTATCAAGTACCTATTGCAGACGTTTCGAGTAATTATACTGCAATAATGAAAACAGGAGATACTATTAATGTTAATGTTGTATTTAATAATCCAGTAGCAACCCAAACAGAAATAGTATACTTATTAAATCCTGCTGGAGACGCTACAAGAAATGATCCAGACTTAACACTTAGTTCAGGATCTGGGTTTAATAAGACGTTTAGTCTAGTTGCTCCAGAGTCAACAGAGCGTTCTGCACATGATCCATATGCTCATTGGCATTTTTTCGTTCAAAGAGACTATCATCCTATTGCCTCGGCTGACCAAAGAAACTTCAGTCTTAGAGCACTTATATTACCACGAGACTTCGGATTTTTAACAGAGGGCGATGTAGTACAAGGGTCTAGTATTAATGTTCCTATTAGTACTGCAGGAATAGGAGATTATTTTAATACTAGTGCTCCCATTACAGGCACTCCTTCCGTCGCTAGTGGAGGAGAAAAGTTTTCTTGGAAGCTTGTAAATGCTACAGGGTCAGATAGCGATATTGTAGATTCTACCTATTTTACAAATGTTTCTGGCACTTTATTTGTAACAGGAAGTTCGGATAATATTACAATAGCTCCAACTACTACCTGTCCGGACGGAACATATTTTCTAAGATTATATCACTACAATACTACCCCTCAGTATGTGAATGGCACTGCTAGCAGCTCGACTACTGGTGGAGCCGCAACTTTTGTTTCCGAAACTCGTATAAATGTTGGACTTCAAGCAGAAGAAATAATTGAAGCATCGGATGATATAGATACTGACGATACTAATACTATTTTTCTAACGCAAGATTCTTTTGTAAATCAATTTCATCTTGTTTACACTACTGATACTTTACGAATCAAAGTTGTTACAGAAGATACCATTAATGTAACAACTACTAGTAATGCTCAAGTGTCTCCAACTACAGGCACTTCTGATACTTTCTTTGAAATTAGTTTTGCTTCTAGTACTGTAGATGCTGATTTTGAAGTAACTTTTCAATCAAATATTCCTCCTGCAAAACAAGTCTCAGGCGGCCCAAGTGTATATACTTGGAATGTTAGAGGCCATGTACAAAAAGATCAAGGGGAAATTATTGATGCCGTACAACTGCAAGAAATCGGAGATTCTTTTGTAGAATTGTTTGAGGTATCTTTACCTACAGGAAATGTAGCATATTTCTTTAATGGATTTGATGGTTTAAATTTAGATAATATTTATTTTCCTGACGAAGAAGGAAATATGCTTATAGAATATTTGTCTCTACCAATTAGAATAGAAGGACTAGATGCAAAAAGTACGGGAGTAGCTGGTAGACCTACTCTTACTATGGCGAATATCCCTGCATTAGCGCGTAGCTTTACAAATAATGCTGATGGAACTAAAGATGAAACAACAGTATCTACAATCTTAGAAAATGAAGGAATTTTTACAGCACAAGATTTAGTGGGTTCAAAAGTTTGCTATAGAACTACTCTTTTGAAGCATACTTTTAATGTTGGAGACACTCCTAAGCGTCCAATTCAGTTTCCGTATGCAGTATACTACATAAATAGAGTTTCTTCAGAAGCTGGCCCTTTATTAAGTTTAGAACTAACAAGCCCGTTAGACATGGAAGGAGTTAATTTACCTAATCGTTATATAGTTGGTAAGTACTGTCCTTGGAAATATCAAGGATTTTATGAAAGCGGCTCAGGAGGCTGTACATTCCCATTAGATAGTAGAGGCACTAAATTTTTTGATGAAAATGATAATTCTATAGATATAAATTCTTTATCTGCATGGAGTTCTACTACTTCATATAATATAGGTGATAAAATACTTTTATCTATAGGAGGGTCTCCAAATCCGATTAGTACTGGGTATTTTACTACAACGGTTGGCACCAGTGGTCAGCCCACGTATTCAGGTGCTAGTGCAGGCGATACAACATTTAAGATTACATATAATGGAACATGGATGGCCGGGGATGCAGTAGATGTTGCAGAAATTCTAGCCAAAATAGATGGGTACTTTGTGTCCCCCGCTTCACTAGGTGTCGGAGGAGTTGTTACAAATCTTACAATGTCACCTGGAATGACAGATACTTCAGGAACAGTTTTAACGTATCAATATACGATTACTATGAGTCAGCCTATAACAGGAAATCTTGCAGTGGGTACTCCTATTGAATTTGTAAAAGGCTATACTGCAACTGGACATACAAAAATTTTCGAAGCAATACGGCCTAGTACAAATAGACATCCAGAGAGTCAAAGAGGCTTTTGGAAAAGACTAGATGCTTGTGGTAAGCGTGTAAATTCTTGTAAAATAAGATTTCAAACAAATTCTGCTGGAACAATTGATACATATTTACCTTTACCTTTTGGAGGCTTCATAGGTACGAAGAAATTTAAGTGATAAATGAAATAGAAGAACATTTTAACAATAATTATCCTAAAGAATCTTGTGGAATAATTGGAATAGTAAGAGGAAAAAAAGAGTGGTTTCCCTGCAGAAACTTAGCAGAAGGAGAGCATGATTTCATAATGTCCTCTGAAGATTATTTAGATATATGTAAAAAAGCAGATATATTTGCAATAGTACATAATCATATACATACAGATAATACTCCAAGTGAAGCAGATATTCGTGGATGTAATGCTACAGGAATTCCTTACTATATATTTGATTCTGAAATGAATCTAAATATATTACAGCCAAAAACAAAAGCATATCCTTTAATAGGTAGAGAGTATAAATTCGGAGAAGCAGATTGTTTTGAAGCTGTCCGAGATTGGTTAGCAAAAGAAAATATTAGTATTCCTCCTCGTGCTTTATTTGAACAAGACTGGTGGGATAAAGATTTAAATTATTTTTGTGATGACATTATAAAACAATGGGGAGGTAAACCTGTTACTGATCCTGAAATTAATGATGTTTTAATTTTTCAGACAGCCACAAATGTTCCAAATCACTGCGGAGTGTATTTAGGTAAAGATATGTTTTTTCATCACGCAGTAAATAGATTATCCTGTAGGGAATCTCTGTATCCCATGTGGGCAAAACATTTAGTAGGAATATATAGATATGAAGCGTAAAGTATACTTAGAGGGAGAAATCGGAGAAAAATTCGGAAAAGAATTTACACTGGATGTTAATTCTTTTAAAGAAGTAATACAGTGTTTAGATTGTAACTTTTCGGAACTCAGACCCTATTTAGTTGAATGCCATGAAAATGGCATTGGATTTGTATGTGAAGTTGATAATACTCCTATTACTAATGATGGAGAGCTTTTACTTCACTATCCGACAGGAGATATGACTATTCGAGCCCTTCCTATAGGATCTGATGGTATCGCCAAATTTATACTAGGTGCCGTACTTGTAGCCCTTTTATTTGTTCCGGGGGTAGGACAAGTCGTAGGCGGCGCAGCAGGAAGTACGCTAT